TAGATCGCCGACTTGTGGACGATGCTGTGCCAGTAGAGGCCGTTGTACTCGATCGCTAGCGACACAGCAGGCACGAAGATGTCGAGCTCGAGTCCCTCGATCTGACCGCGATCGTTGGTGGTGATGTCGCTCGTCAATTCCCTGACATAGTTCGCAACGTCCTGTTGCCCTCGGCTACCACCGGGATCACAGGCATAGCACCGTCCGTGTTGCAGGCGCCTGAGCGAGCTCGTCCACTGGACCCCGCACTGTGAGCATGCGACTTCAATATTGCTTGTCTTGTCGTCGACGTATGAATTTAGGCTGTCATTGATCACGCGCAGCGTGGTGCCTTCCTCGATGCGGACCTTGACGTCATCGACCTTCAATCTCTTCATGTCGTCGAGGTGTTGCCTGAGCTTGGCCTGTGAGTGAGCCAGCGAGACCTTCGCTGCCATGTCCTTGATCCTCTGATCATTCTCCTTGTTCAGGCCTTTGGCCCAGGGCGTCAGTTCGCCCGAAGCAAAGCGTCCACGTTGATTGTCAGCGAATTCTTGTAGCCTCGAGTCAGTCTCCTTGGTCAGGCCCTTCGACCACGCGACGATGGTACCCGCATCGAATGCTGCCTGGCGACCCACGCTGGTGGCTTGAGCGCGAGCTGCGACGCGCTCGTCAGTTTCCTTGGTCAGGCCCTTTGACCAACTCTCTTTACCTACGAGCTTCTCACGTCGTTTTTGTGAGATCTCCTCGGCTTTATCGGCGTCGTACAATGCGTAGATGTTGCCATTGTGGCCGCGCAGTAGGTTGCCATAGCCTTGTCGCCAACCCAACCATGTGGTGACTTGTTGGCACCCACAGGCACATAGCTTGGGACCTGAATTGAGCTCATTCCATAACGTTTGTGAAGACGTCTGGTGTGCTGTGGTCAGGTGGGTCTCAAAAGTTGTCTGGCGCTTCGATGAGAATGAACTGCACAGTGGACAAGTGATGGGTTCGACTGTCTGACCTAGTTGTGCCATGGTTGATTATACGTATCCACCTATTCTTGTATAGTGCACTTGAGTGAGTTTTAGGTCATAATCCTAGATGACGTGATAGTTAGCCTTGAATGGTGCACCACGCACCCCCAAATGGAGATAAAAATGGCCGAAACGCTCGACGTGACAAGCATGCTTCCCAACAAATTCGAACCCAAGCGCAAGAACCGTTGGGTGCTCCAGATTGAAGGCGTTGACGCCTACATCATCAAGACGGCCGCGCGGCCCACGGTGACGACGGAGCCCGTCGAGATTCCCTTCATCAACAGCCGCCGTTACTTGGCCGGGCTGACGAAGTACGGCACCATCGCCGTCACCTTGCACGATCCCATCGCACCGTCGGGCGCGCAGCAGGTGATGGAGTGGGTGCGACTGCACTTCGAGAGCGTGTCGGGTCGGTCGGGCTACGCCGACTTCTACAAGCGTGACATTCAGCTGAAACTTCTCGATCCCGTTGGGACGGTGGTGGAGTTATGGGATGTTAAAGGTGCGCTGATCACCGAGGCCAACTTCGGTGAACTCACCTATGAAGACGGCACCCCTGTCGAGATCGCTCTCACTATTCAGGCGGATCAGTACGTTTTGCAGTTCTAAGCGACCTTAGTACACATTGGGTTGTACAACTTACGTGGGTCGTGGTACAATTGTGCCATGGCCTACGATCGTTTAAAGTGTCAGCTGTGTGCCAAGGACTTCGGCCAAGAGGTTGGCTTCCTGCGCCATGTCGCCGACGTTCATGGACTACAACCCGACGAAGAACTTTACGTCACGTGGACACTCGTACCTGCAGTCAAGCCCACCTGTGCCTGTGGTTGTGGCCAAGTCGTCAAGTGGAATGGGTGGAAAAAGGGGTACACGTCGAAGTACCTGCGGGGTCACAACGCTGCATCCGACACCGTCTTTGCCGATCCCGTTCGCGCAAAGGAGTTCGCAGAGAAACGCGCGAAAGGCTACGCCGACGGCAAGTACTCGTCGTGGAACAAGGGCCTGACCAAGGAGAATGATCCACGCATTCAGGTGATCGCTGACAAGATCTCCGCATCGCTGATCGAGGGCTACGCTTCAGGGTCGATCGTTGACTGGCACGCGCTCGATCCTGATAAGGCCCGTGCCGCGGTAGCAAAGCAGTCAGCGACGAAGGCAGCTCGGTTCGCGTCAGGTGAATTGGTGCCGTGGAACAAGGGTGAAACGAAAGAGACCAATCCGATCATTGCTGCCGCAGCGGTGAAGATTGCCGCGCAGTACACACGCCCCAATGCCGGCGCGCGCATCAAGCTCGACCAGGTGAAGGAGCGGATTGACGCACACGCTGACAAGTTCACCGCCGTGTCTGACCTGAGCGAGTACACGACTCGTCGCGTTGCTCGGCTCAAATTTCGCTGCACTGTCTGCGGCACCGAACAGAGCAAGAGCCTCGCCATGCTCGAGGAGTGTCCCGTCTGCTTCACCTGTCACCCGAAGGAGTCGAAGGGTCAACTCGAGGTCTACGACTTCGTCAAGGCGCTGTCACCCGACGCTGTGCTGTCAGATCGCACCGTCATCGCTCCACTAGAGCTCGACGTCTTTGTCCCCTCGCACAAGTTGGGCATCGAGTACAACGGCCTTTACTTCCACAGTGCCGAGTGCCTCACTGACCCGAACTATCACCAGCGCAAGCTCGAGGCCTGTCTCACCGCCGGCATCAACCTGTTTTCCGTCTACGAGGACGAGTGGCGTGATCGCCGGCCCATCATCGAGGCCATGATCCGTCACCGCCTGTTGTCACCCACCGTCACCTACCACGCTCGTAAGTTGTCGGTCGTCGAGCTACCAACCGCTCAGGCTCGTGCCTTCTTTGACGCCAACCACCTCGAGGGCTATGCACGGTCGTCGGTCACCCTCGGCCTCGTCGATACCAAAGATGGTGTGGTCGCCGCCATGGCACTGCGCAGGCCCTTTCACCGAGGCCATGCCTCATCATACGAGGTGTCGCGGTGCTGTGCCAAGTTGGGCACCTCTGTCCGCGGTTGGCTGGGCAAGTTGACGACGCGTGCCGCGGGGTGGGCCGCCGAACGGGGTTCGGTGCAGCTGATGACCTACGTCGATGCTCGTGTCGGCAGGGGCACGGGCTATGAAGCGGCGGGTTGGCAGCTGGTCAAGGCATCGACGGGCATCCGCTTCTGGTGGACTGACTTCGATCACCGCTACAACCGCTTCAAGTTCAAGGCCGACAAGGCTCGAGGCATGACGCAGGCCCAAGTCGCTGATGAGGCAGGCGTCGTCCAGATCTTCGGCTGCACCAACTCATCATGGCGTTACGTGATCTGATCGTCAGTGTGCGGGTGACGAATACTTACTTTCATCATGCAGCTCACCGAACGTCACCTCCGCGACCTCATCGGTCAGGTCATCACTGAAGCCAAGGGCAAGGATCGCGGCGCCGACGCTGCCAAGCAGGTGGCTGATGCTATCAAGGTGCTCATCACGGTGGGCCCCAAGGTCGAGAAGTACTTTGAGGAGAAGTTGTCTATGATGACGACGATCCCCGCTATGTTCTCTGACGAGCTCGAAGTAGAACATGTTGTCGACAAACTGCGTAATCTCATTGATAAGGCGGTGGAGCTCGACGATGTCGTGGTGCCTGTATACAAGGCCGCCGCAAAGGCTGCGCCCAAGGCTCCCACCCGCGACCGCTCTCGCGGCCGCCTGGCCAACGCCAATCCTACCGCCGACGAGCGTTCACTGGGACTAAACAAGCGTCGTGAAATTCGGCGTCAGGCACGTGAGCGTGGTCGGACCTAGGCCACCACATGTCCTCCTGGCTCCGCGACGGCACCGCACCCCCACCGAGGGCCCTCGAAATAATCATCGGCCACTTCGATAGGGTTGCCTGTCCCACATACCTCGGGGCCATCTCGCTTGAAGTGGGGTGGAGCCTGGCCCGGACGCAGGAGATGGTGACGGTGCTGGTGCATCAGGGCTTGGTGCGTGAGCTGTCGATCGATGAAAAGCGGGCAATGGGTGGTGACGCTGACCACACAATCTACGTGCGCGTGTCAAAAGCGGCCTGAGATCACGCGGTAGCTGACACCTATCCTCGTCGGTGGTGTATGATGACCATTGAACGAGGAATGCACATGTCAGACGAACGTGAACAGCGTAACCAGGTCTTTGCAGCGGCGCCCACCGCCGGCGTCGATGCGCGGATCCCGACTCAATCGGCCGTAGACAAGTTCAAGGCCGACTTCGGCATTGACATCCCGACGGAGACAGTGCCCCTGCCGTCGAATGGCAAGGTCTACCCGCCGGCGTCGCCGCTCCACAATCAGGAGACGGTCGACATTCTACCCATGACGGCCCGCGAAGAGGACATCCTGACCAGCCGCGCCCTGATGAAGAAGGGCACCATCCTCAGTGAACTGATCAAGTCGTGCCTCGTCAACAAGGCCATCGACCCGCTCGACATGCTGATCGGTGATCGGACGGCAATCATGGTCGCCATCCGGATCACGGGCTACGGCGCCGACTATGACACCGAAGTCGAGTGCAATGAGTGCCAGAACAAGTCGCCCAAGCCCTTTAACTTGGGTGAACTGCCCATCAGGCGCTTGGCACTGACACCTGTCGCCGACGGCCTCAACTTGTTTGAGTTCACGTTGCCGCTGACCAAGAAGGTGATCAGGTTCAAGTTCCTGACGGGCCGCGATGAGGAGCAGATCACGGCGACGGCGGACAGGCAGAAGAAGCTAAACCTACAGTCCGACGCGACGGTGACGACCAACCTGTTGTACTGCATTCAGGCCATTGACGGCATCGAGGATCGGGCCAAGATCGCCTCCTTCGTCAGGATGATGCCCGCGCGGGACTCACTGGCGCTACGTAGCTATATCCGCGACAACGAACCCGGCATCATCATGCGGCAGGAGGTGACGTGCCCGTCCTGTGGATGTACGGAGGTGATCTCGATGCCAATTGGGATTACGTTCTTTTGGCCTGGCTCCAAGTGACAAAGAGCTGCTCATCTGGGAACCAGCGTTTCTCTGCGTCTATTATGGGGGCATGACTGCATCTGAGGCGTATAACCTTCCCGTTCCCGTCAAACGTTGGTGGGTGGATCGCATCGTGCGCGAGCTCAATAAGGACAAGAGCGTCGATGGCGATAGCTCTCCGAGCCGTGCTCTCCACACCAATTCTCCTGAAGTGAGGCAGATGCAGGGTAGAACAAGGCCGCAGTCACCTTCTCGTTTGAGGCGCTTCACTTGATCTCCTTCTAGTGGATAGTTAGATCTGCAGCGAATTGTGGAGAACGCCGCGGCAGAAAGACACTCTCATGCAGATCGACTCAAACATTGTCACGGCGTTTTTTACCGCGGTGCCCGCCACGCTGTTGGCCTTGGGAACCTTAGTTACATCGCTCAAGAACGCGCGCAAGCTCGATGACGTTCACTTGACGCTCAACAGTAGGTTGACGGAACTGATCAAGACCACGCTCGCACAAGGTAGGCAGAATGAGCGCGATGATCAGCGCGACGGGTCAAGCACCGCACCCAC